TCGTGACTTTAATTTAACGAAGCTAAAGCTTCGTTAAATTAAATGTCAAACGACTAATAACCCGTCATACCTTATTTTTAAGGAAGCTCTCCGAGCTTCCTTAAAAATAAGTATAGACGGTAAGTGCTGGCTGTGCCAGCCATCCCTTAGGGTAAGGTCGCTCGCAAGCGAGCTACCTTAGTGTAACTCCCTTACACTCAGGGCACATTTCATACTGCGGATCCTTATCTGATTGAACAATAATAAACTTACTAAAATGTATTCTATTTTCACTTGACCATCCATAGTTCCTAGCAGCTTTTAATGCTTTAATATGATCTCTATATTCAAGCATAAAATGCTCAAATATATCACCGCCATCTAAATTTGCATTACAATGTTTACAGATATACTCTTCCATCTTATAGTTAATAATAAAATAAGAGGGGTCAATTTTATAAGTTGTCACGGTAATTAAGTGACGACGTTAAGTGGAACCGTGATAATTCCGCAGATTAATAGAAAAATAAACATGGCATGTTCCTGTTGGTAAGAACTCATCATACATATGAACACTTATATCACCCTCTTTTTGCATTGTAGTATCATCAAAAAGAAGTTGAACTGGTTGGACATCAGAGGAGCCCTTATCTGTTTCCTTGCGAACTGTATCTGAATCCTCTTCATTATTGGTAATACAGATTCCTTGAGAGAAGAAACCCTCTGGTGAATAGAGTTTTTGAACATGCTCCGTGTCGTCGATACGTTTTGCTATATATACCCCGTCTGAATGAAAGAGATCTACGTGGTATGTCCAGACTGTCTGAAGAAGACTTTTTAGTAAACTGGAATGGATCGCGTAGGCCATAAGAGAAAAAACAATCTTGGTTTGTTTAAGAAGAACAGGATTCACTGGAACTGAAAAGAGATCAGCCTTGTCTTTGAATCCATTGTTCGTGTGAAAACGGACCATCTTTGCATCTGGAGGAACATGTGACCAGAACGCTGTCATGAAAGCGTCATCTACACAAGGATGAAAACGGGTATCGTCTTCTAAGATCAGATACCAGGCATCAGGTAGTCCTTTATTTACATGTTCCAGATGAATCTGTTGCCAGACACTGTAGTGAGAGAAAAGACAACCGAGGTGACCAGGTGAGAAAAAGCGAAGAGACTCTGGACTTACGAGGCCTAGACGTTTGATCATATCTTGCACATCTTTCTTGTGACCATTCATTGCGGTAAAGTGTTCATATTCGGTGATACCGACTCTCTGAAGCTCTCTTACTATGCGCACTTGCCTATCCACCTTTTCATGGAGAGAGATTATATACGTTTTTCTGAAGGTATCCCACCCCATTTAACTAAATAGGTTTCTGCCGTTTTAGACCATGGCAGTCTAAAGATAGGCGGCATAAGTTGTATAGGCGCCCCGCGGCGGGGCGGCCGCCCAAAAATTGACGCGCCGCTGCGCTACAGGTTTTGTGTGGCGGCGGCCAGTGGTCCATTAGTCTAGTGGTCAGGACAGGAGGCTTTGATTCTTAAATGAATGGTAACCTCTTAACCTCGGTTCGATCCCGAGATGGACCTAAATGCCCCAGTAGCGCAGTGGATTTAGCGCGACTGCCTTCTAAGCAGTAGGTCGTGGGTTCGATCCCCACCTGGGGTAAAAAGTTAGGATTCTTTAAAAATTCACCTTTGCCTTGATAGCTCAGTGGTAGAGCACCCGCTTTGTATTATTTAACTAAAATAAATAATAGAATAAGCGGTAGGTCCTGGGTTCAATCCCCAGTTGAGGCACAAAGTTTTACGGTATCTTACAACCGTGATTGCTCTCATGGCACAGTTGGTTAGCGCGTGGTCCTTATACAGTTTGTGTATACAAGAGAGGCCGAGGTCGTGGGTTCAAACCCCACTGGGAGCATATTTTTTATGAGGTCAATATTTGATCTGATATAAATTTCCAAAGAAATCCTCCTGCTGTTTTATTTCTCCCCTTTTTATTACATACATTTGATATATTAGAAAAGCAAGTATTTGTTTTATTAGCTGCTTCTGAAATACTATTAAATACTTCAATTAAAGTATCATTTGCATCATATTTTCCTACTTTTTTCTTATTTAAGTTACTACCTATTCTTAAATTTTCAATGCTTTTTTTATTCACTTTTCCTTTATTATGTTTCCAATACTCCTTTCTCTTATCGCTTAATATCTTTCTCCCTTCTTCAGAAATCTTCTTACCATAATTTGAATTCTTTTCCCCTTTTCCACTCTCACTTAACTTCTTTCTAATTTCATCAGTAATCTCTGTTAATCTTCTTCCCTTTAGTTTATCTGAAATCTTCTGTATCGTCTCAGGATGCTGCCGTGAATTCTTTCCACCCTCTCGCAGATTATATCCATTTGGAACTAATGTATTAAACTTCTTAATATACTCCTCTTCATAAATATTACAGTCTTCATCAAAACAGACACAAATTATTTGAAATTTAAAATTATCAATGCCGTGCTTCTTATAAGCACTTGATAAATACCTACCCACTGTATTACATTTGGGCGATTTATGTTGCTTCCATCTCGTCTCTACATCACTGCAAAGTGTCTGCCCAACATATTGTTTCTTTGTGATAGTATTTGTTATAAGGTATATATACCCCATCCCCCCTACTTTATATATCAATAATTTTTTAAGACGGTTTAAAAGCCGGCCCCGCTCTATAGTATAGGAAATCAAAACGCCCGCTAAAAATTGACGCGCGGATTTCCTAGTTGATCTAGTGGGTTCAAGGATGCATACAGCAACCCAATATTATCGCCAATAATATTGCATCCTGGATACTAACAGGTTTGTCCGAGTGGTTAAGGAGGCAGGCTTAAGATCTGCTGGAGCAATCCGCGTGGGTTCGAACCCCACAGCCTGTATAGAGTTTCCCTGTTCTCCAAAAATAGGGTGGTGATCACCGCGATCCGTCCGCTGTTCTCGTCAAACAGCATTTCCTCCGATATAGTGTAAAGGTCAGCATACGTCTCTTTCACAGACGAGATCCGAGTTCGATTCTTGGTATCGGAACCACACTCATAATTCAGTGGTAGAATGCTACACTTCCAATGTAGATACGCGGTTTCGATTACCGCTGAGTGTAAACAGTTTGGTTCTTCTGTAAAAAGAACCTGGTGGAGGAGAAACATATTTTACCGCCTTAACTCAGTAGGTAGAGTTTCAGGCTTTTAACCTGATAGTCGCGAGTTCGATCCTCGCAGGCGGTGATACTAATTTTTTTATGAAATCAGAGTCTGTTTTTCATAAATCTTTTTAAATTCTTTCTTAGCATCCTCCAAAATTTTTGCGTCTTTAGCACATTCCACATGTTTATCAAGTTCATATGTAATCACTTCTGTAGGGCGATTAAGATAGAATAATGTGATCTTTGACCGACATAAATGGTCAGGCCCAACCCAAATACCATGCAATCCGGAAATTTCAACCATTCTTTGCCCAATACGAACCAAGCGTGACATTATAATTAAAAATGATCTTATATTTTATTGTTTAATACGCTAGTTAGCAAACCCTATCCTCTCTACTTCAAAACCACGCGGATCTTCTTCTTCTTGGCAGGCGGCGCACCCCCATTTGCCAGGGCATACTCCCTCTCCTCGCGCATCTGATTCCACGCCTTCTCAAAGTCGCCCAGATCCAGGAGCCACATCTCCCTCGCAGTCGTGGCCTCCAGTGCTGAAACCGCAGCCTGAGCCTTCACCACCAGCGCCTCTGCATCCTGGATCGCTGACGCCTTCACACGATCCATGCGGAGCCGTAGGAGATACTCATACCCATCAATGCCCTCAGTCCCTGCAGGAATAAAGGGCAGATCTGCCTTCTGCAGCGCCGCAACGATCTGCTCGTCCGTCGCCCGCCGCAGCTCAATGGTCCCCTCCAGAACACCGCGGATAAACCGCGCCTTCGCATCAGCCTCCACCGCCTCTGTCTTCAGCCTATCCATCTCCTTCTGACGGCGCTCCTCATACTTGGCCAGACGAGGCCCATAGAATGCCTCCAGCATATCACCCACACATGTGTATCGCACGATCTTCATCTGTGTATCGAAACACACCATGTTACTCGTGCGCCAGGTGGTGGCCAGACGGAACCGCTTCTCAAACTCCGCAGGATTCGCCTTCGCCTCCTCATAGTAATAAGGATCCAGAGTGAGGTCAAAGCGAACATCCACGTGATTGTAGAGATCATCGTAGTTTACTAGAGCCTGCTTTCCATCCTCCATCTTTCCATTCTTCATGTCCTTGTTCACACACATCTCATCCAAGAATGCCTTATAGTCATTCGTCCACGTGCCCACAGGGAGCTCCGTGATACTGACAATCTTCTTTGCATCGTCAAAGGTATAGAGGCCGCGAGTGACCCACACGCCATCCGAGACCGCCGTCATGCGCCCCTTGAACCCCAGCCACCAAGGCTGAAGAGCGAGGTTCTCCAGCGACTCGCGACGACCCTCGAGCCGATCACGCAGCAGAGCTAGGATGTCATTCGGATTGAACGGCGGAATGTCCGTGCTGAATGCAGTGCCAATGCCTACGCATCCATTCATGAGGAGAAGAGGAATGGTGGGCCAGTAGCACTCAGGCTCCACGATCAGGCCATCGTCGTCCAGATGCTTCAGAATGCCAGTGTCCTCCTTTCGCAGAATAGTGCCAACGATCGGCTCCAAGTGCGTGTGGATATACCTGGCAGACGCCGCATCCTTTCCACCCATGAGACGAGAACCAAACTGTCCAATCGGCGCCAGCAGATTGATGTTGTTTGCACCCACAAAGGTCTGGGCCATGCTCGTAATTGCGCCCGTCAGAGAGGCCTCACCGTGATGATAGGCCGCGTGCTCTGAGACATAGCCTGCCAACTGTGCAACACGAATCTCGGATGTCAGGCCCCTCTTCAGACAGCCAAACACAATCTTGCGCTGCGACGGCTTGAGGCCATCAATGAGATGGGGAAGAGAACGGATATTGTCCGCATTGCTGAAATGGATGAGCTCATCGTGGATGAAGCGGGCAAAGTCCACCTTGCCTCCAGGACCGAGGGTCAGAAGACGCTGAGGATTGTAACCCGCCAGCCACTTCTTGCGATCATCTGCGCGCTTCTTGCTGAAGGCGAGAGACAAGCTCTCATCAGTCTCATCGCACCACGTATACTTGATCTCGTGGAGCTCCTTGAACCACTCCTGGGCCTCTGCAGGTGTGCTGGTGCCCAATCCCTTGTAATACTTCAGAGTCCATCCCTTTCCAGCGGTCTCCTTCCAGGCCTCAAACTCGCCCTGCGAGTAGAAGCTCTGGACCTCTGACCGCCGAGTCGCCTTGAGAAGAGGAGTCATGAGAGAGCAGATGAAGCCGGCCTTCATGAGAGACGGCCACTCACTGTGAAAGAGATTCATCAGAAGTCCCTTGATATGAGACCCATCCAAATCCTGATCTGCCATGACCATCACACGACCATAGCGCAGAGACTTAAGATCCTTGTAGACCTTGCCCTGCTCCAGGCCGAGAATCTTCTTAATAGCAGTGAGCTCCTCATTGTTGCTGAACTTTTCGGCACTAACGTCGCGAACATTGAGCATCTTACCCTTGAGAGGAAAGACGCCCCAGGCCTCGCGACCCACGATCTTGAGACCCGTGATGGCGCTCGTGGCGGCTGAATCTCCCTCTGTGAGGATCAGAGTGCAGTCACCAGACTTGCCAGATCCTGCCCAGAGGGCATCGACCAGCTTCGGCATTCCACGCAGAGTTGTGCGCTTCTTACCATCCGTCTTCTTCGCATCCTTGGCCGCCTTCGCCTCCAGAATACTCTGTGCCTCATCCATCAAGCCAATCTTGACTAGGCCCTCGACGAGCTTGCCGCCAGACTTGAAGGTGCTGCCGAACTTGGCCGCAGGCGTGGTGAGACACTCCTTCGTCTGCGAGTCGAAAGACGGATTGACAATGGTGGAGTTCACGAAGAACATGACACTGTCCTTGAGCTGCGCCACCTTGATATCCAGCTTCTTCTTCTTGAGAGCGAGCTCGCAGAAGTCGCCGAGGATGTGCTTGACAACCGTATCCACGTGCTTGCCACCCTTCTTAGTATTGACGGCATTTACAAAGCTGACATGCTTCTCCTCGGCTGCAGTGTCCTCATCGTCGAACAGGGTCCGAGTCAGAACAGCGGCAACCTCCCACCGATCTGAGCAGCGCTCGTGGGCAAGAATGGCGGAATCCTTCACGAAGAGGCGGACAAACTTCTCGAACGTGTTCGTTGAGATTAGCTCGCCATTCCAGGTCACCTTCACATCCTTTCCAGCCAGAGCAGCGAGCTCCAGGCAGCGAGTGTGGAGAACGTGGGTCATCTGCTCCATGTTCAGGCCGATGAAACGGGAGAGGTCAGGCTGATAGACAATCTTGACGAAGCCGGTCTTTGCAGCATCCTTCTTCACTGACGCCTTCTCGCAGACAAGCATGTGGTTGCGCCAGGTCTGCGTATACTTGAGACCGTGCTTGGGTGATCGCGTCTCAACCGTGAAGGCGTGGGAGAAGATGTTGGTGAGCTTGGCGCCATAGCCGTTCTTTCCACCGACAATCTTCTCCTCCTCCTTGTTGTAGTTGCCAGAAGTGAGAAGATGACCGAAGATCATCTCAGGAACGTAGACCTTCTCTGTAGGGTGAAGCTCAATGGGAATACCATCGCCATCATTCTCTACAGTGATCACGCCGTCCTTGATGCTCACATCAATGTGCTTGATAGGATTTGTCGCGCCAATACTACGCACAAGTGCATCTCGGGAATTTACAATGATCTCATCAAAGAGCTTGTAGAAGCCAGGGTTGAAGGGGCAGTGGCGATAGACCATCTTTCCCTTTGCCGAATCGTAGATCCAGCGCGCCTCATCATGCGTCTCAACAGAGCCAATATAGGTGTCAGGCAGCTCAAGGATGTGCTCCCTGTGCGTGTGCTTCTTATAGGCATCGGCGGTAGACATTCTTTTTTATACCAAGGGAGGGGGTCATGGGTGAATCAATTTTAATTGTGATGCATCAATAAATTATAATACCTTAAATTTGATTCGTAACTAACAATAAGGGGGTGTGTCATGTCCTGTAAAAAATGCTACACATTTATTTACGACTTCCTTCTCTTTCCACCACATCCTTCAGCCCCTTGTTATCATTCATTCAAGAGGCATCGTCTTCTTCAGTGTATCGATCAAATTGTTCCTGAGTTACAACGATATATCGAGAGAGCTGATCCTGGTCTGACCTCCTTTCTTGATCAGCAAGAAAAATTCCATAACTGGTATGAGATCATCATATCAAAAGAGCACAATATGTTCAAGGTATGGTATAAATCGGGTCGCGAGATGGATTATGCGCTTTGTATTTTAAGAGAACATTGTGTTCTTAAAAATACAAAGGAAGAGCGCTTCTACCATCAATGGTTTGGAGAGAAATTTATACAACTCTTAGCTTCTGTCCCAGAAGTTCATAATGAGCATTCACCGAAGCCTAAGTGTATAGTGAGAGTGCCCGATATCATTGCAAGTCCCTTTACATTGACAATTCGGATTCCGCCAAATGAATATGATGATCTGTATTGTTAACCGAAGGTTAGTCGTTTCACGACTTCCCGCAGGTTAGGCCCCTAGGCCTTCCCGCAGGTTAGGCCCCTAGGCCTTCCCGCAGGTTAGGCCCCTAGGCCTTCCCGCAGGTTAGGCCTTCCCGCAGGTTAGGCCTTCACAAGCATCAAGATCTTATCATTGTCCCAGCCAGGCGAGAATTTATTCGTATGCTCCATTTCAAAAAAAGCGCAAAAAGAGAGTTGATCCCTGATCGGTGCAATCACTTTTTGATAGGCCTCATTGGTTTCATTGCGAAAGACGTCTTCAATGAGCAAGATTCCCCCCGACTTTAGAAAAGGGATTGACTCTCTAACAATATCGATCTGATGATTAATATTGTGAGAAGAATCATCAAGAATAATATCAAGATTACCCCCCATTGCTTGAAATGAGGCACGAATAGAGTCACCCTTTTCAACGTCCATCAGTGCAAAGGAAGTTCTAGGAAATCCAAATCCATGTGCATGTGCGAGGAAATTCGTGTCCCGATCAAAGAAAAACATGGAGGCAGCAGTGAAATACTGGGCCCACATGGCCACGGATCCTCCACCGGCAACCCCAATTTCTGCGAAACGGATGGGCTTGTTTTTGTAGGGAGCGAGAAGCATTGAATAGAAGGGCGTGTAAGGGTGGCGATGTCCTGCTGGATTAAAAGGGCTCTTATCGGTGTTAGATCTGGCTCCGAGAAAGCACAGTTCGGTAGGGGCCTTGCTTGAATCCAAGGTAAAGGTGGGGATCATTCTACGGATGTAAAGGGCGTTCCTATTAAGTAGTATGCCAGAGGATGGTTCTAAAGATGCCAAGCAATGTCCTTGGTGTTTACGCTGGTGTCTCAAAGACAATGCCTGTGCGTATGTTTTTGCATGTGGCCTGGATACCGCGAACAAATTCCATACCGGCATGGGATGCGGAAGAACCTGGTGTTGGACATGCGGAAAGAAATACTGCTCACCCTATTTTGATCCGGCTACGGGGGTCCGCCTTCCTACGGCAAAGGATCAACACGATCCGTTTTGTTGCAAAAAGGAGGATGGATTCAAGGAGGAAGAGTATTGTGCGGGCGGCCATTCTGGACACTGCGGCAGGCGTTGGTAACACGCGGCCTTTGGCAGGCGTTGGTAACACGCGGCCTTTGGCAGGCGTTGGTAAAGGCATGCCTAACTGCGTAAAAATAAAAATGTTTCCTATGAATATATAGAAATGTCATCTGTTCAGACCCAGTTTGCTCAGCCGAAGACGAAGACTCTTATCCTGTTTACGGGCGGCTGGATACGCCAGGAGTCCACGATGGTTGCGGCGGCGCAGGCTGACCCGAATCTGTCCGTCGTTGGCAATGTCTACACGTTCAGCACGAAGGCGCAATTTATCACCTTCGTAGTTGGTTCAGCGGGCGGTGCTTATACCACGATAGATGCCACGCAGACGCTGGTCGACCTCGGCAGCGAGCTGCACTTCGGCGTTTCTGGCATCGACAGCAACCTCATCACGATGCGCAAGGTCCAGCTCAGCGATGCCTCTCTTGCGGGGTCTGCCGATGACTACTTCACGGGCTACGTCGTGACGGAGAACCGTGTGTCCAAGGACGTTGTTGACAGTGTTGAGCACAACCTGCAGGTGAAGGTTGCACGCGTTTAAATGTAGACACTATCTAGATGGTTACAACTTACCAACCACTTTCTTATTTTAAAGGAGGCGGTAGTTATTATCAACCAATGCCCTATGTGAAAACAAGAAGGACTAGAGGTGGCTTTGTTCCGAGCCTGATGGGTGGAGTCCTTAGTAACGGCCCTCTTCTCTTGACCCCTGCCATAGCACAGGGATATCGTCTTTTGCGGAATGATAAGGAGAGGATGAAGAGCCGTCGCCGGAAGCGCAACACCCGCAAAACCAGACGCACCAACCGCAAGGCAAAAAATACGCGCAAAGCCTAAAGATAGGAAAGGGATGCCACTATAGAAATGGCCGCCGTCCGTCCCAATCAGAATGGCAATCTCTTCGAAATCAAAACGGTTCAGAGTGGCGCCTTCCGGACCTTAATTGAGGCTCTGAAGGAGATTCTTACGGAGGCGAACCTGGAGTTTGACAGCCAGGGAATCAAGATTATGGCCGTCGACGAGACCCACACCGTCCTTGTCTATCTCCGCCTCCACAGTGAGCGCTTTGAGAACTATTTTTGCCCCGCCAAGCATGTTCTCGGTGTGAACATGATCTACCTTTTCAAGCTCATCAAGACGATGGGAAACAATGACTCTCTCACCCTCTATCTTCCTGCAAACAACCCCAATAAGCTCGGTATTCGCATGGAGAACTCGGAGAAGTCGACGACCACGAACTATTTCCTCAAGCTCTTCGACACGGATGTAGAGGATATCCAGATTCCCTCCCTCAACTTCTCTTCGATCATCCACATGCCGTCTGTGGATCTTCAGAAGATCTGCCGCGACATGAATGCGCTGGGTGAGAAGCTGGATGTGGAGATCACGAGCTCAGGCACGGACTTGATCTTCCGCTGCATGGGCGATTTCGCCGAGCAGGAGACGATCATTAGTGAGAACAGCAGTAGCATGAAGGTCCACAAGGCCAAGGATTCTCTCAATGAGATTGTCCAGGGCATTTTCCAGCTGAAGCACTTGGTTCTCTTCACGAAGTGCACAAGTCTCTGCCCTTCTATTGAGCTCTATCTCAAGAATGACTTCCCTCTCATTCTGCGTTATACGGTGGCGAATCTGGGAGAGATCAAGCTGGTATTGGCGCCGATGAAAAATAAGACCTAAAACGCCTGCACACTATTATTACTATAGATGCCTCCTACATATGTTGTTGTAAATCAGGATGATTATTATAAGGACCCCAGATTCTTTCTTGGATTTGTCAGTGGATTTCTATCGGCTGCTATCCTTTTTAGGGCATTAAAGTTTTGATTATTTCCGGTATAATATCTATATCTTTAATATAGAAGATGCCTATCTTCTCTGGATTTGGATTTAGGAATGCACTTCGGAAATATGGTTTACCAGGTGCAAATACTATTAATCGGTTTGTTCCTACGGGTGAGACGCCCTTCGCCACACCCGAAGAGTTAGATGAATTAAATAAACTGAGAGCACTTCCGCGTAGACCAACTGGTGATCAAACATTTGGACAAGTCTACAATTCAGGAGGACTTGGAGAAACAATGAATGGGAATAAATTCAAAAATCCTATACTGCGGAGAATAAGTGAATTATCTAAATTGCAAGGTGCTCGCCCTACAAGATCCGGTGGTCGCAAAGCCACTCGGCGTAGACGTCACCGTGTTAGACAGACGCGTCGTAAGTAGATGGTAACGTCACGACGTTAAGCCAAAATCATTTGAGGTGCATTGGGACTTAGTAGCCTGATCGCCATTGTGTGATCAGGTGCGCCACCGCCCTGATATGCGTTTATTCCAAGAACAATCTCTCCCTCATCAGTCGGCGGATCATCAAGTTGAAGTGTTACTTCCTTCTGATGATGCGAATGTCCAGCAACCCATGCACGAATAGGCCAGCGGATCATATCGTCCATAGTATTGGTAAAGCTTCCAAAATTCTTATGATGCGCAAAGCGGCCATGCGACATAAGCTTCGTGGGCATATGGTGCGTAATGATAACAGTATTCTTCTGAAGAGCCTCGGCGTCAAAGAGGGCCGAGTCGAGCCACGCGACCGCTTCCTTGTGGAGCTGAAAGTTCTTCTTTTCCGTCCAGAGGGTGGTTCCGCAGAAGTTCACTCCCAGATGCCTCAAATATACAGAACGATTGTGGAGGAAATGAACATTCTCCCACTCAGAGCAGATCTCTGTTGCAAGTTTCAGAGAGGATGTATATCCATTGTCAAACTCATGATTTCCTGCTACCACAATAACATCATCCCAGTTCTCTTTACAATACTTGATAAACTTGGGATAGAGATCCTTATGAGGATAACCGATATCTCCAGCCAGAGCAAGAGTGCCTGTGACAGGCTTCACAATCTTGTGAAAGAGAACCTTAGAGGCCATCCGCTCCAGATGGATATCACTGATATACTGCAAACGAAACATTTTTATGTGCAAGTTGCACATAAAAATATTTTGTTCAAATTTTAGCGACAGTAACTAATTACATTTTCTTCTCCACGTGCGGCGTATAGAGAATATCCTTATGCGTAATTCCCTTATCCAGACAGTGAATACCCGTATTTTTATTAAATGCCTCTGCATCCTTATTCCAAACTTTAATTACATAGAACCCAATTCTCTGATTTTGACCCATTCCCAGAATCTTCGGGCTAATACTAATTCCAACAAGGCTATCATGCGAATCAACCGCAGCCATATTTAACATAGTTCCAAGTGAATACTTCTTGTAAATATCAATTCCAGCTTCTTGACTTCCGCGGACGCTGTAACTGCCTCCGCGGATATTATGGTAGTTCTCCCAAAGGGGAGGGAGGGGATCCTTCATCCAGAAGAACATCCCCCCCTTGATCCGTTCCCCAAGTTCCTGAAAGACACTGAGAACCTCTTGCGGCGATGAGGCAGTTGCAATCTTTTGAAAGGTGTCCAATGTCCATCTCTTTTCACGTAAAGAGTGAAAGTAGAGAGTCCAAGGACCTGTGGGGAAGGGGCTAGTAATGTCTATGGCTGCCATGGTAATGGCTTCCTATTTTAAATAGACTCAAATTTTTATGTGGTTGCTTACGCATTTGTATGAAGCGAAGGAAGAGAAGTCGAAGGAAGATCTGAGGGCGGCTGCGGCACGACCGGTGATGGCGCCTCCTCAACCTCTTCCTCCTCAAAGGAGTTGATCGGAAAGGCCACCTCATCTCCATCCTCATTAATTACAAGAAGCTCCAGAGGGAGGAGTCTATCAAGATAAATACCAGACTTCACAGACCACGCACCCACAATCACAGCGGGTGGCGGAACAGACTCTCCAGAGAACTTCATGTTGCTCACAAAATCGTCCAGTGAATAGAGAGTAATTCCGTTGTAGCGGATAGTGGCTGAAAGCCACGGGAGATTCACCGAGTCATTTGAAAGTCCCTTGACCAGAGTATTTGAGCTCTCATAATATGTCCATGTGACTTCGGGGATACCAGGGCCAGTAAGTGATACATTGTTCAGAAGGAGAGGTGTAGAATAGCCATTGAAGAAAACATACTCCTTGGGCTGAAAGGCCACAACGAGAGCAGTCCCCACCGTAGTGCTTACATAGACAAATGTATTCACTAGGGTCTTCATGAAAATATATGCACGCAGTGCCCACAGCTTCATTTCAGGTGTAATCTCCATTTACTAAAATAAAAAGGGGGATAGTTTTTAAGCGCTTTGAAGTGTGCGCGTATCTATACATTGGGTGCGCCCTGTGCCACTTCCACATGATACAGTGGCAGTAGGTTCTGAAGTAACAACACCTGAACTGCTAATGGCATTGTCAGAAGCATCCATTACATTTCCAGATATATCTTTTGCAGGAGCAGGAGCAGGAGCAGGGGCTACCATTTTCTTTAGAAAATCACATCCGCAAGGTGCCACTGATCCGCAGGTTGAACAGGGAGTTGTCTTGAGCGCTGGCATGGCTACTTGCGTAGCTGCAGAACCGGGTGTTGCCTTGGTAACTCCAATGATAACACCAACAATTAAAAGAATAAAGGGAAGTAAAAGAAGACCCCACGCAACAAAATCAGCACCCTGCTGAGACAAATACATCATAAGCAAGACAGCAATAACACCAAAAATAAAATGGGCTGCAAGAAGTCTATTATTTCTGCGGATTAAATCCAATGTGAGTAATGCAACAAAAAGTGCCGCTGTTGTTATGGCGGGGTAACTCATCTACCAGTGGTGCTTAAAATTAAGGAAGCTCAAAGAGCTTCCTTAATTTTAAGGCCTGCCACCATATAACGTCGTAAGTCACGACGGTATTCTTTATTTTTATTTTAAATTCAAAGGCGAACCAGTTTCGTCCCGTTCCATCGCGCAACCGGCTCAGGGATCACGTTTCCATCCTCATCCGTTGAATACACCTTGTTCTCTCCGTCCTTGTAATATGTAATGCCCTTATACTCAAACTCCTCAAGATCAAGACCCTCCTCCTCAGGCTCCTCTTCATCCTCCTCAATGACCTCAGCCTCGATCTCCTCAACCATCTTGGGAGATACCCCCATCCGCTGGTTTTGCAGCAAAGTCTGCAGCTGGCTGTGCATGGATACCAGCTGCTCCTCAAGAGCCGTCAGACGATCCTCCAGAAACGGAGAGTAACTTACAGGAGCTGCCTGCGTCTTTGACAGCGCCTCAAGACGCTCAATGCGCTTGACAAACTCGTTATCATAGAGGGGGACCTTGGGCTTCTCAACCGCTGAAAGAACCTGCTCAATGATGCTCAGGCGCTCGTGAAGTGTCACCTCCAGCGTGCGGAAGAGCTCGCGGATAAGGGGCTCAGTGCTCATTCTTTTTTTATGATTGTTTACTAGTGGGCTCGCCAAATCAATTTTTACCGGTTAACTCCGCGTATTTGAATGTTCATTACTGAATCAAGAGTGCTATCCCTATCCTTTAGAGGCTTGCTTCTCTTGAGCCTGAGGCCCTCTTCTGTCTTCATAGGCCCCTTCTCCTGCAAAGTATTCTTCATATTGGAGTCAAAGAAGTCAATGGGCTTCGTATCAATACTACCCAAGATACTTACCATCGGCGGCATATGAATATCCACGCGCACCTTTCCAACCCGAGTCGTGGCACGAAAGGTCTCAATAGACATGGGCCCTCCAAAGAACTTCAGAGACTCACGAGGAGGAGCAGGAAAGATACGCGCCAGACCTTCAGGATCATAGAGGCGATGAAGAAGCGCCATGCGCTCCCAGCGAACGTGAGGATCAATGGACTCATTCAGAAGATAAGAAACGCCACACTCAGGGCAGCAGAAGTTACCATATACTCTCCAGAGCCCCTTATCTTCGCGCTCAGGGATAATACAGGGCTGACCCTCAAATGGCTGGGTGCACCAAAAGCAGGAGACATCCGATGAAGAGGGGAGTTCGCGAGCGTCACTTGAAGCACGGAACTGAACGAGGAGGCCTGAACGAACAAATGCGGGCATAGGGGCCGTGCTATCCACCTTTTCCTCTTTCTCTGGGGCCGCCTCCACCTTCTCCTCTTCCACCTTTTCATCAAGACTCTCCTGCTTTGAAAAGAAGAAGTTATCGGCACTGAAGTCATAGGGCTCGGGTTGAAGAGGGGGTGCAGGAT